ACTCCTTGGCGGCATACCAAGCTGTCGATGACAAGCACGGAAAGCGATTGTCTCCTGCACAGGCTGACCGACTGAAGGCCGCTTGCGGATGATGCAGTTTGCTAACCAACTTGCGGAGCGAGTAGGTAAGGGCTACTTGTCTTACTCCTCCTGCAAGGAGGCACTCAAGGACATCAAACTTTGGGAGCTGTATATGCAGGGCCGATTGAGGAAGCACTCTGATGCGCTTCACTTCGGTTCGATATACGACAAGCTTTTGTTTGAGCCACAATCTTTTGATAAGGAGTTCGTTGTTGTCAATGACGACAAGATTACCGCAGAGATTGGAGGCAAGTCACCGAGGGCTACGAAGAAGTACAAGGATTGGATAAAGGAAATGACCCTTGACGCCACCAAGAATAAGTTGGGCGTAGTCAACGCCAACGATTACAAGCAAGCCATCGAGATGATTGAGCGACTGGACAAGACTCCAGTTCGTGAAGAGTTTCTGAAGGGCGACTATCAAGTGGAGTTCAACAGCTTCATTGAAGGAACCGAGGGAGATGACATCCCTGTTAGAGGATTCCTAGACTGCAAGGGGGATGGTTACATCTCCGACAGCAAGACAACTCAACGCATGAGTGGGTTCAAGTACGATGTCAACAAGTTTAGCTACGACATCCAAGCTTACATCTACTGCGAGGTCTTCGGAGTTGAAGACTACTACTGGGTTGTCCAAGAGAAGGCTTATCCCTATGCTGTCGGTGTATACAAGGCATCTCCAAGAACATTAGAAGGTGGAGAAAGGAAGTTCCATGCAGCGGTAGCAAAAATCAAAGCCTACCTCGATGGTCACCTCATCCCCGAAGCTTATTACAATTACCAAGAGGTATGAACACAGGAAACATCATCAGTCAAGCAAACGAGTTCTTCGGAACTGACGTTACTCAAGCCACAAAATTCAAGGCCCCCTTGTGGGACGCGAAGTGTAGCGTGGTAAGGTATCTGGTGGCGGACATGGAGATTCCTTACACGGACCTTCATAATGTACTCAACTGCACGAGCAATGAGCTTTGGCTTTTGCGCACGCACGGAGACAATAAGATGATGATACCTGCGTTTAGAAATAAGTACAAAGAGTTTGTTAGTTCATTAACCCCCTAAATTTTTAGCCATGTCGAAAGACACAAACAACAACTACGTAGGATACGTAGAGCCCCACGTCTCACTCAAGGTCAAGTTCAGCTTGTCTGAGTTGGAACAGATGAAGCAGTTCGCCACCGAAAAGGGCAACGTCTACATCAAGGTGAACATCACCAAGAACAAGGAGCAGAACAACAAAGGCAATGCCTGGGCTGTCATCGAAGACCCTGCGTCTTGGCAGTCTCAAAAGCCAGCTGAAACGTCAGCGGACGGCATGCCGTTCTGAACCTAGGGTGGTGCATGGTGTGCAGGGAGAGCCTGCAACGGGCCTATGTATTGGGCCCTAGGAAACAAAGCCACCCTACTTCTGCCCTCGTAGCTCAGTTGGATAGAGCATCTGCCTTCTAAGCAGACGGCCACAGGTTCGAATCCTGTCGGGGGTACATCCCAATTACTTTAGCCCTTGCGGGTTATAGAACTCTACCTTGTCGGGTGAGGTGGGATATCCAGTCTTAAGCCCATGTGTTCCAAGTGATTGGTTGGATTGTACCCACGGGTCTTAATGATTAAACAGGCCTGCAAGGTTGAAGGACATTATGCCTCTATGGATATCAAAGACTGACAGCTTGGAAAGACAAGTATATATCGGAAGTATCTCCTCAAGCTTATACCTTGTAGAAAGAGTAACGGGTTACATGCGGGTTCAAGCCCCGCCTTCCGAACGAATCAGGGCGCATGGTGCTTGGAGGTGTTCGATTCCCCTCCGCCCTCAATAAAATAAAACTATGAAGAAGATTAACACCAACCCATTCCTACATCGAATCAGAGAGAGATACTTTGAGGAGATAGGTATTGGACACATGAGCAGGACATCCCAAAGACGATGGATGAAGAACAGAAAGCGCGGGTACGTAGAGGCCAGAGCTGCCCTGTTCAATGCAGCATCCCCATTCGTTGGTCGGGTAGAGTGTGCTTCCATGTTCGGCAAGGACCACGCCACCGTGTTGCATGCCATCAAAAGCCACCAGATGTACCTATCCTACAGCTCACACTATGGTGAGTGCTACGAGAAAGCTACGCGCATCGTGGCGGAGGTGGCAAAGGAGATGAACTTCCATCCCATCGGGAGGTACAGGCACTACATCAACAGCGAGTCAGAACTAGAGACTTTACAGCGAACGCTTAATAACATCCAAGAAACCATCAACAATGTCAGAGCACGCATCGAAAAGAATCAAGGCCCAGTGCGAGAGTATCGCAGGGTTCTTGATAGACAAGAACAATAAGTACGGGGACTCTGCGTTAGAACCCCTGAACATCTTTAGCAAAGCAACTCCTGTCGAGGGATTACTTCAGCGCATCGACGACAAGCTCAAGCGCATGAGGAACTACGACGAAGCCACCGAAGATGAGGACGTCATAAGAGATTTAATTGGATACTTAATACTACTAGAACTAGCGATACAAGATGAGCAACCCAATCGTAACCATATTCCCTTCCATTCACCAAGTGCAGGAGCCCACGTATATCCGCCTGGAAACAGCACTTCAACGCATCAAGGAGGGGAAGCACACAACGAGGATTGAACGCATCCGAGAGGGTGAGAAGAAAGAAAAGACCAAGCTTCCTATCGTGCTGTTCTCTGGTGAGTTCAGCGGGCGCAAGGATGATGAGCTCAAGAGACACAGCGGGTACATCGTCCTGGACTTTGACCACGTAGATGTAGACAGAGCGAAGTCTGTTGTCGGCTCGGACAAGTACGTCCGCAGCTGTTGGGTTAGCCCTAGTGGTAACGGCATCAAAGCACTGGTTGAGGTGGCTGAACCATCACGTCACCGTGACCACTTCCGTAGTCTGCAGAAATACTTTGACAGCCAGTACGGACTGGAGGTAGATTCCACAGGAATCAATGAGTCTCGTGCATGCTTCGAGTCGTGCGACCCAGATATCGTAGTCAGGGACAGTGCCGAGATGTTCACTGGCATGATGGGCGAGAAGCGTAATGAAGATTACGTGCTTGACATTCAGAGCAAGACAGACTACGAGAAGCTGAACATCGCTGCCCGTATGATTAACAGGGCATCGGACGGGGAGAAGCACGCTACCCTTATCCGAGCAGCTCACCTTGTCGGAGGGTACGTAGCTGCGGGTAAGATTGAGGAAGACGTAGCCTTCTATGTTCTGGAGAGAGAGATTGAGAAGCACGACCTTGATAATATGGAGCTGGCTCGTCGCACCATCAACGATGGTATCGAGCACGGCAAGACTATGCCTATCAAAGAGGTCATTGAGGACGAGGAGAAGATTAAGAGGGACATCCTTCTCCAAGATGGTGACATGTCATTCATCTCATCCGACGATGCAGACTTCCAATGGATTGACCAGTACAGGCAGGGCAACATCGAGGTGGGTCTGTCGACGGGGAACACCAGAGTCGATGACAACTTTAGGTTCAAGAAGGAGTTCGTCATGATTAACGGGCACAGCAACATAGGTAAGACAACCTTCACTCTATTTATGATGGTTAGTGCCAGCATGAACCATGGATGGAGGTGGGTTATCTATAGTGCAGAGAACAGCACAGCTGCTATCAAGATGAAGCTCATGCAGTTCTGCCTTAACAAACATGTAGGCAGCATGCGCTACCAAGAGCAGAAGCGTGCTTACGAGTGGGTCAAGGAACACTTTGTGGTTATCAAGAACGACGAAGTCCTAAGCTACACAGATGTATTGCTTTACGCAGAGAAGCTGCACAGGCACAAGGCAATCGACGGGTTGTTCATCGACCCATACAATAGCTTGCGCATTGACGGCATGAAGGGCAAGCACCTGAACTCTCACGAGTACCACTACGAGGCAGCCTCTGACTTCCTGACATTCAGCAACAGGTTAGGCGTGGCTGTGTGGGTCAATGCTCACAGCGTCACAGAATCACAGAGGCAGAAAGACCCCGACGGATATCCCCGTGCTCCATACGCAGAGGACACAGAGGGCGGAGGTAAGTGGGTAAACAGAGCGGACTGCTTTATCACCCTTCACCGCAAGGTCCAGCATGTTGACCCGAACATCAGGTTCTGTACAGAGATGCACGTTCGTAAGGTGAGGGAGACGGACACAGGTGGTGCGCCAACTCCATACGCTGAGCCCCTGTACTTCAGGTTCAACCAGACAAACAGCGCGTTCTACCTTGAAGGACCAGTGCAAGACTTTTTTTCTCCACTAGGTGAACAAGTTGTGGGCAAGCAGTCGTCGATTCACCCTGATGTTTTGTAAACTTTCGGCATGCCGAGGAAACCACGAAAGAACCTCACGCGCCCAAGAAAAAAGACTGCTAAGGTCAGGAACCTCCGACGGGATGGCAAGCAATTAAAGTCTAACCTTGAGACGTATTGCTACGACCAACTTAAGGAGCTGGATATTGACTTCGTTTATGAAGGAGAG